CCACACCCTGTTGCGGGTAGTTTTATCGGATACGCCTAAACTGCCGGAGCTGTAAAGCTCGCTACGCTCGCAAAACAAAAACCCCTTGAAGTGTTGAGCTCCAAGGGGTTTCTTTTTGGCTGGAGCTATGCAGGGTTACTGTGTTTTATTTGGTGGGTGTGGAAACTGTGGAAAACTTAGCCAGAATGTCGGAAGCTTCCGTGGTCATGGGGTGGTTCTTAGCGCGATCCAATGCAATGTGCATTTTTTGAACCTGTTGCCAAAAAGGCAGCAGTTCCCGTTGGAGGCGAAGTGGGCCTTCTTTTCCATACTGCGAGTGGAGCGCCAACAGATCTGTCCAGTCGGAATCCATCAGGATGCTGTGCTCAACTGCCCAACGTAAATCGGAATAATGCCGTTTTTCCAGGCGGATTTGATCTCGTTCGTCTTGTGTTGCCATGCTGGTTCCCTTGGGTGTTGGGTGAACTCAGCAATACTACAGTAGAGAGAGGTAAAAGCAAGGGGTTGACAGCTGGAACATAACTGCTATTGTATGAGAGTAAACAACACCCGGCCACCTGAACCGGCGAACCATGCAACCGCAAACCGTCAACCGACACACCAGAGCTTCCCGAAATGGTGAGCCTCGCTCTATCGTCTGCCCCCATTGTCAAACCGTCAGCAGGGTTTACCACTTTGCATGGTGCGGTCTTCAGTGCCCCGAGTGCAAAACTATGGTGGATAAATACACCTGGCTGATCCTACCCGTACAACACCACTACCTCTGAACCAATGGCAATTACCTACGCAGTCACCTTGATCTGGAACGTTCGCCCAATCGATCCCCAGGAGCATTCCGAAGAAACCACAACTATTCTGATTGTTGCTGATAGCTCAGAAGAAGCAGAAGAACTGGCATTAGCTTCCTGTACTCAGGAAGAAGCTCCAGATGACTGTTTTGCGATAGAATACGCTGAGGTAACTTATAAGCGATTTGGAAAACAACGAGATGGAGAGCTTGGACTCGTCGCAGCCTACTGATGAGGAGTTGCCAAATGAAGAAGATGCACTGGAAAGTAACATTGAAGCACCCGTAAAGAAGAAGGCTTTCACTAAGGATGGCAAGCACGTATATGGCAGCCGTAATCCTAATTCTGTTGTGGAAGATCGGTGCAAGAGGTTATATAAGCGGCAATTGGAGGGATTACCGACCCGACATTTAGTACTCGAGCACGTCGATCGAGAGAGTATAGCGCTTAGTACAGGTTGGAAAGACTGGGCAATCGTCCAGAAGTGGAACACGGATGACTGGAGCAAGGAACGTGAGAGTATGGTTTCACGTATCCAAGGTGTAAGAATGCGTATTGTTAATCAGGCAATAAAAAAAGGACAATTAATGACGGCAGTGACTGCGCTGCAACACATTGGAGCGCACTTAGGTGAAGTCGATATGAGCCATTCAATAGCATTAACGCCAGTGCTAAATATTACTGTGGAAGAATCACGGCCAAAAAACCTTTCATCAGGTGCGGAACCGGTTAATATTACGCCAAGAATAGTAGAAGAGACCGAAATACTTTCAATCGAGGTTGATGATATTTAGCCTTTCATTGTGCCTTTCATTGCCTGGAGCGTACCGCAACACGCCGCGCCATAGTGCAAGCGTACTGTTAAGGCAGGGCAGAGTTAGGGTAGAGTTAGCCTGGGGCATCCTAGCATGGCGGCAGCCGAGGCTGAGAATCAGTCTCAATTAGAGGGATTGTGAACTTTTATATTGTCTTTAGGTTCTAAGCGTTGCAAGCTGTCGTTAGTGTGCAACAATAGGAGTGCACAAACCAAGTGCAACCAAACCACCAAATTAAACAAAATGGCACTAACGCATTTAACCAAACGTTCCGCCAATGCTAAGACAGGCCCAATCCCGGTTTCAACTTCATCCCGTGAGAATTGTCCTAAAACTTGTTTATTTCGCTCGAACGGTTGTTATGCGGAATCAGGAAAACTTAGATTGCATTGGGATAAAGTGACAGCGGGAGAACGTGGCACAGAATGGCAGACGTTCTTACATAGTATTAAAGCTCTGCCTGAATCTACTTTCTGGCGCCACAATCAAGCCGGTGATATTAAAGACCCTAACACTGCAACCGGAACCAAACAGTTAGCGCAACTAACCAACGCCAATCGCGGCCGCAAAGGTTACACATACACGCATCATAGATTAACACCTATCGGAGTGCAGAATGTTAAAGCTGCTACATCTCAAGGGTTTACAGTTAATGTGTCCGCTGATAGTGAACAGGCTGCAGATGTGGCGATCAATAAAGGTTTAAGAGCTGTCTTTGTTGTTAACTCTGCAGAGAATCGTAGATTCTGGAACACTGCTCGAGGGAATCGCGTTGTTGTTTGTCCCGCTCAACTGCACAAAACTATAGATTGTAAGACTTGCAAGCTGTGTCAATCGCGGCCGCAAAATGTGGCAATTGCTTTTCTGGCACACGGTATCGGCAAAAGAAAGGTCGAACAGCTTCTAGGCTGATACAATACATACAAGCGCCCAACCAAGGCGCACCAAACCACCAAACCAAACCATCATCATGATCAAACACTTTTGCGCCTCGAATGATCTGAACGGTAACCCCCAGCGCTGCTACGTTTTAGTTGACGACTCCGGCCAATCTTTGGCGGTATGGGATGAGGGTTATAGAGGCTCGGACGCCGTGCCAGGTGTATGGCGTAGAGAAGCCTACAGCGCTGCGCGCTCCCCTATAACTGTTAGAGAATATAAGAGACTTCTAAAGACCTTACCCTCTCCAAGCTATGCGCATGATGTAACCGGCTTTTCTCACCTGAGAAGTGTAGAAGCATGAAGCGCGCGATAATGTACTCTGCTCTGGTGCTAGCTTGTTCGACAACTAGCCTACCACTGGCTGCATTCTGCACCGCTTGCGGCTTCTACTTTATTCTTAAGGGTGAAACCTAACTAGTTCAAAGCTACTAGGCCCGAGTTAACCCTTGGGCCCTAGCTCAAATGTACTACCGGGGGTAAGGTAGGAGTCTTGCGGCAGCGGGACAGTACCCCGGGAACCTACTGATATATAACAGAACTAATGTACTCTACTACACGAGGGGGGTAGGGGTCGGTTTCCTGTAGAGTAGTATCGAAGCATCGAAAAAAATAGGAATCGTGTCGAACGAGCCAGGACTATCATTACGTTATGCACAGGGCCAAGTATTCAATAACCGCACTCGTTTCCGCGTTTTAGTAGCGGGAAGACGCTTCGGCAAGTCATATTTAGCATGTATAGAACTCTTGCGTGGAGCAATCGAACGTCCAGGCGAAACATTCTTCTATGCAGCACCTACATATCGGATGGCAAAAGATATTGCGTGGAAAGTACTAAAGAAATTAGTACCAAGAGCATGGATAAAAGCAAAAAACGAGACTGATTTAAAGCTGGAGCTTGTAAATGGAAGCACGATTGAGCTAAAGGGAACAGAAAATGCAATGGCGCTACGGGGCAGAAGTTTAGCGGGCGTAGTTTTAGATGAAGCAGCATTTATGGATGCAGAAGTATGGTTTGAGGTAATACGTCCAGCGTTAGCAGATAAACAAGGTTGGGCATTATTCATCTCCACCCCAGATGGAACGGCTTCGTGGTTTTACGACCTATGGTGTTATGCAGTCGAGGCAGAGAAGGACTGGAAACGGTGGCAGTTTACAACAATCGACGGCGATAATGTCCCACCGGAAGAGATTGAAGCAGCACGAGGCCAACTCGATAGCCGTACTTTCCGGCAAGAATTTGAGGCAAGCTTCGAGAATCTAAGCGGCCTGGTAGCAATCAACTTTAGCGACGCGAACATCGCCCCAGAAATCAAAGATATTCCTGTACTCCCCCTACTGGTGGGCCTGGACTTCAACGTATCCCCCATGTCCGCCGTGTGCGCAGTGAAATACCAATCCGAACTATGGGTATTCGACGAAATAATCCTCACCGGAGGCGCCACCACATGGGATTTCTGCGAAACCCTAATAGACAAATACGGCATGGAGCGGCGAATCATCACCTGCCCCGACCCAACCGGCGCGGCCCGCAAAACCTCCGGCGTTGGAGCAACCGACCACTCAATTTTACGCAAAGCGGGCCTCACCGTATCAACACCCCGCTCTCCCTGGAAGATCCGCGACAAAATAACCTGCGTAAACATGGGTCTCCTCGATGCCGCCGGAACCCGCCGCATCAAAATCCACCCCCGCTGCGTGGAACTTATCAAAAGCCTGCGAACTTTAACTTATACAGCAAATACAAACATGCCAAACAAAAATCTCGGCGTAGATCACAGTTTTGACGCCCTTGGTTATATGTGCCTGCAAGTATTTAATTTAGCAAAACCAGAAAACATGGGTTCCACTGATTTCCGGGTGTGGTGACCTATACTAGAACCATCCCCATTCCCTGGAACGATGACAGTTACGACTACGATTTGCACAGGAGAATGCTCAAATTTGAACATTGATTTTGAGACCGGGCAAGTAGAAGTAACAATGGTATTTCCTGTACCAGACAGCTCTTATAACATTGCATCTCTCGTCCACCGCTTAGTTGATGGCATCGAAGTAATCGTGGGCCAAGAAGAGGACGAATAATGGCAATCGACGGCGGCACAATTTACGACGGCGAACTAACAGTATGGACAGAAGGCAGCCGCACCACCACCGGCTACTTCACTTCCATCGAAGCCGTAGCCCACAACTGGGTCTTCCAAGTAACAGTTAGCGGCCTAACTGGCGGAGGCAAACAAGCCGTATTCGACTACGAAGGGTCCCTCGATGGAACAAACTGGGGCCACCTAACCGTACTAGCAAAGAAAACCGGCGACGTTAGCACCATCGACACAGACGGAACATACATGTACTACGCACAAAACCAACCCAGCCGCTTCATCCGAGTCCACTTGAGTACGCTAACTAGCAGTGGTACGGCAACAGTATCTGTCAAGATAGGAGCAATGTAACCCACCTCATGACTTATATCGGCGCAGTTGGCACTGTCAGCAAGAACATTAGCGACACCCCGTTCACGCGATCATTAGAAGCGATCGCGATGACCGCGAGCTGGAACGCGATGGCAGCAGTAACGCTCGGTTCCGATTTTATCCGCAGCCAAGCATCAAGCTATTTACCACAAGAACCACGCGAAACCGACGAAGCACATGAATCCCGGGTAGCACGATCCGTCCTATCGCCCTACGCCCAGCGAATCATTGAAACAGCAGCTGGGGCGATTTTACGTAAACCGATCCACATCGAAGGTAACGACTACTGGAAGAAGTTTGCAGAGAATGTCGATGGTTTAGGTTCGGATCTAAACGAATTTGCGCGTCGAATACTGGTATCAAGTTTAACTTATGGGCACAGTGCAATTTTAGTGGACTATCCACCCGCCAGTAAGGCATTAAGTTTGGCGGAGGAAAGAGCGTTGGAACGCCGCCCATATTTTGTACCAGTAGAAGCACCGCAGATATGGGGATGGCGACAGGAGACAACATTACCAACATCACCATTAACGCAGGTACGAATCCACGAATATACAACGCAACCCCAGGGTGATTTTGGCGAAACGCAGGTCGAACAGATGCGTGTGATCTACCCAGGCAGCTATGACTTGTACATCCAAGGGCAGAAAAGCTTTATTTTGCACGAATCCGGCAAGTTTACACTACCCGAAATCCCCCTTGTACCAATTTATGCAAACCGGCTGGGGATGCTGCGTTCCCAACCACCGCTACTAGACATTGCAAATCTTAACATTACACATTATCAACGCCAAGCCGATTTAATCCACGCACTGCACGTAGCTGCAATGCCTATTCTTATCCTAGAAGGTTGGGATATGGATACAAACGAAGTATCGGTAGGTGTTAATTACGCCTTAGCCATGCCCCCAGGCAACAAAGCATATTATGTGCAATCGGACGCCAGTAGTTTTGCAGCCCAGGCCGAAGAGATAAAAGCAATCGAAACGCAGATGTCCACTTTAGGCATCACAAAGTTATTCGGCCAGAAGTTTGTATCAGAATCAGCAGATTCTAAACGTATCGACCAGGCCCAATCCAACTCAGTACTAGCAGTATTAAGTATGGAAGTATGTGCCGGATTAAAACGTGCATTCGAGATGGCATCCCAATATGTAGGCATCGAACCACCCGAGATCTACCTGGATC